CCTCGGAGGGGGTCGAACCCTCCGAGGGAGCGGGCGACTGCTTGGCCCCGCGGGTGGCGCGGCCGGCCTTGGTGCCCGCGCTGCGCGGGGCTCGGGCCTTGTTCGCCGGCGGGCTCGTGATGAGCGCCGTGTCGGTCTCCTCCGCCGCCGCCGCGGCGGTCTCGCCGAGGAGGCCGTGCTTTTCGGCGAAGCTCCGGCGGTAGCGGGTGCCGTCGATGTTGACCATGTCAGCCACGATCACGCCCCCATGTTGTCGGTGCCGGTGACCTGCGCGACCGTGATGAGCGCGGGGTCGAGAACGGCCAGGGCGACGCGGCACTCGGCGAGCACGGCGGCGAGGTTGCGGGTGAAGAAATCGAGGTGCGAGTCGGTCGACGTCACCACCGACTGTTCACGGTCGAAGAGGACGGCGGTCGAGAAGTCGCCCACGAGCACCTGCGAGTCGCTGAGCGCGGGGACCTCGATGACCGGCTTGCGCCAGACCGAGGTCTGGCCGGTTCCGAACGGACCGCCGGCGTAGAACTGGCCGGTCTGCATCTGGAGGAGGTCGATGCGCTCGGCGTTCGCCGGGCTCATGAGGATCGCGTTCGCGGTCCCGTAGACGCTCACCTTGGTCAGCGCCTTGCGGATGGTCTGGAGGATGTTCTTGGAGAACGCCTGCTCCTGGAGACCGTTGGTGTTGAGGAGGCCGTCGATCTCCTCGCCCGCGTCGGAGTCGCCGGCGAGCACCTGACGCTCGACCTCGCGCGCGAGACCGTCCCGGAGGAAGTTGTCGATCAGCGTTCGGAGCTGGCTCGCGTCGCTGAGCGCCTTCTTGGTCACGGCGATCCAGTGCGCGATGGTCACGACGGGGGCCGTGATCTTCTCGAACCCGATGGCGCTCTGCGGCTTCTGGCCGGCCTGGACGGGGGTGACGGCCGGGGTGCCGGATCCGATGGGCGCGTCGGTGACGGCCTCGGGGACGCCGGCCGCGTTGTTGGTCGAGCCGCGGCCGAGGCGCAGCACGCGGGCGAACTGCACCGAGTCGGAGTCGGTCTGCCCGATCGTGATGACGTCGCGCATGCGGAGCTGACGCTCGGTCGCCGCGACGGTGGCGAGGCGCTGCGGGTCCCACAGGTTCCCGACGCCGTTGCCGCCGGCCACGCCGGTCTGGAGGAGCGCCTTGAGGGTCGCCTCGACGCGAACGGGGTTCGTCCGCCACTGAGCGCCGCCGGGGATCTGCCCACCGGGGGTGGCGACCGACTTGAGGGCCGAGCGGAACTCGTCGCTCTCGGTGTACAGCTCACCGAGCGAGAGGAGGCGCGACTTGCCGAGCCCCTTGGCGGTCTGCTCGAGGGCGAGGCCGTCGTTGAGGTCGACGGCCTCGGAGGCCGACAGGAAGGTGCGGACCTCGTCGCCGAGCTTGCGCGACTTGGCCTGCTCCTCCGACTTGGCGACGATCTCCGCCGCCTTGGTCATCCGGTCCTGGACGATCGCGCGCTCGTCCTCGGTGAAGTCGCGGTTCTCGGACTCTGCCTTGGCGGCGATGTTCCGGACCTCGACGAGGAGCGCCTCGTGATCCTGCTTGAGCGTGGTGGTCATGTTCCTAGTCCTCCTCGGACGGTAGGGAAAGAGTGTTGGCGAGTAGCCGGATGCTGGCGGGGGAGAGTCCCTTACTCGCGGGCGCTTCATCCGGCTTGCTGGCCGGTTCCTCGCTGGGTGCGCTGGCGGTGTTCGATCCCTGGCCGCTGGGGGCCTGTCGGGACGACTTTACATCGAAGAGGCTCGTTTCTTGGTTCACGCCGACGAGACACGGCCCGACCTCGAAGAGCTTGACCTTGGTGATGTCCATGACCCACCGGTCATCGACCTTGGTCTCCTGCGCTCCGATGATGTCGAACCCGAAGCTCTGTTGACGGAGCCGGCGACCCTTGAGGAGTTTGTAGACCTTCATCGCGTAGGGGTCATCGGTGTCGAGCTGCGCGGTGTACCGGAGGCCGTGCTCGTCCTCGGCGATGTCGGTGACGAAGCCGATGTGCGCGAACGGGTCGGACCACTGGTGCGAGTAGATCGCCGGCACGGGGTCGCCGGACGCCTTCCAATCGGCGAGGGTCTCCTCGAATGCGCCGGGGATCAGTCGCTCTCCGTAGGAGTCGACGTTGTTGAACACGGCGGCGTAGGCGCTGTACTGGCCGGCCTCCAGGCCGTCCTGTCCCTCGGCCTTGAGCTGCGCGAAGTCGAACGCCTTGACGCGGGTCGGATTCTCGAGCGTGTGCATTCGGTTAGACCTTCCGAGCTGTGAGCGGTGCGTTCCTGGCATTATCCATGACTAGTCCGCCGGGCTGAACTCTACTCGGCAGTGACACCACAGGTTCTCTGCGCTGCCGAGCACCGGGTCTCCCGGCCAGCGCCCGCCGTTGGAGAAGAGATCCCCGACGGCGACGGTCTGGCCGTCGAGGTCGGCGTGCCTCGAGTCGGCGGAGTTCGCGTGCCACGTCTTGAGGCCGAGGCCGGCGACGCGGGCGGCGTCGCTCGCTCCGAAGTTGATGGACGCGGTCGCGATCGTCGTCGCGAACTTGTCCGGCCCCTCCGAGCGCAGCGCGGCGAACACGGCCGCAGCCTCGGCCGGCCAGTCGGTGCCGAAGATGGCGACCGCCAGCTTGCGCGACGTCGCCGCGTTGAGCGAGGCGGCGTCACCCTCCGCCGCCTTCCGCAGCCACGCGAGCATGCGCTCGGGCTCGAACTCGGCGGGGTAGCTCTCGAGGACGCTCGACGCGCCCACGGCGGCGAGGCCGAACGAGTGCGCGTAGATGAGGTCGGCAAGACTCGCGTTCTCGCGCTCCGCGTCGAACGAGACGTCGAGCGCCGCCGGCGACGACTCGGAGCCGAGCGCGGCGAGCACGCGCGACTCCTGGCCGGCGAAGTGGGTAGCGAGCGCGGCCGAGAATGCACGCTCCAGGCGGTCGCCGTAGGTCTCGGCCTTGGTGTGCGTCGGCTCGATCGCGCGGCGCTGGTGCAGCGCGGGGAGCGCTGCCTTGGGGCCGGTGTCCGTGGGGCTCGCGAGCCCGCCGGCAATGACGTTGAGCGGCACGATCAGCGCGTCGCCACCCTCGATCGGCGGGAGGTTCAGGAGCTTGCGCGCCTCGTTCCTCGTGCGGATGGGCGCGCCGGTCTGGGTCTGGAGCACGCTCGCCTGCTTCTCCGGCGTCGAGGCGAGGCGCACGGCGAGGTTCTCCTCGATGTAGCGGTCGTCGTCGAGGAAGTCGCAGCGCCGGAGCCCGATGTTGAGCGACTGGCGGAAGGCGATGATCTTGCCGCCGAGCGTCTCCACGTAGAGCTGCTCCTTGAGCGCGTCGATCGAGTTGAAGTTGCCCTCTCGGTAGCCGATCAGCTCGGGCGGGTAGTGCATCGCGATCGAGATCTCGACCTGCGCGGCGAGGCGCGTCTCCCGGTACTCGACCGAAGCGGTGTCGATGCGCGGCGCAGCCTTCAGCTCCATCCCGTCCTCAAGGATCGGGGTCTGACCGGCGCGGGTCGTGCTGTACTCGCGGAACTCCTCGGTGAACCGACCACGCTCGCCGTTCTTGATCCACGCCGGCGCGTCCACGGGGCGCGAGATGTACATCGGGACGCGGGGGCCTCCCTCAAGCATCGAGTCGCGAAACGCTGCGCCCTTCTCCAGCTCGATCGCTGCCTGCTCGAGCGAGTTGGAGATCCCGTAGCCGACGGTGCGGCCGTTCGCGCCGGCGCTCGGGTCGTAGCCGACGTCGAACACGACGCGATCGATCGGGATCGGGAGTTCCTGGCCGCGCGAGTTGAACAGCACGACGTGAGTGATGCGCTCGAGATCGTCGAGCGCGAACGAGATTCGACGGCCGGGGAGGCGGACGAACTCGAGCCGGCCGGCGGCGTCGTACATCGGGAGGAACGCCCACCGGTCGTGGAGCACGTAGTCGAGCTGGAGCGCCTCGATGAAACGGAACTGTCCGCGCCCGCCGCCGTCCTCGAGCGCAGCGGCGACGGCGTCCTCCTCGGCGGCGAGCTTGCGCCGGCCGTTCTTGGTGTCGCGCTCGTACACGTTGAACGGGACCGAGGAGATCCCCTGCGCGATGGCTTCGGCGACGGTGCGGAAGGCGTCGAGCTTGGCGAAGAGGCGGACGGGGTCGGTGTTCTGCTTGCGGTAGCTCGAGGGGAATCCGGGGTTGACGATGAGCCCCGACGCGCGGGGCTCGGTGAGCATGATGATGTCGCCGCTCGTGCCGATGACGCCCACGGTCACAGCTCCTGGAGGTAGGCGACGTGCCGGATCGGGAAGCGCATCGATGCGCCGGTCGCCTCGAACTCCTGGCCGTGTGCGATCTCGACCGCGGCGAGGCGGACGTAGCCGAGGCCGTAGCCGGTGACGGTGCCGCGGAACAGCTCTCCGGTCGTGCTCGTGAGGGCGACGCGCCGCTCCCGTAGTCCCTTGAACATGCGTTCCCTTCCTAGGCCCATGCGACGCCGGCGTCACGGTAGCTCGAGTGAGTCGTAGCGGTGCGCGCGAGCGCCTCGCTCATCGCGGTCGCGAGTGCCGAGATCGGGTCAATCTTGTCACCCGAGTTCTCCTTGTCGGGCTTGACGTTACCGGACGCGTCCGTTGCGACGGCGAGATTGTCGACGCTCCAGCGCACGAGCGGGTTCCCGCCGTGCTCGAGGAACGGGTCGCGCTGGCGTCCGCGGAGGATGAGGCGCTGAACCTCTTTCATCGGGGGCGAGAGCGTGAGGAACCCCTGTCGCACCTTGACGACGGGGAGCCCCTCGTCCTGGAGATCGTTGGTCAGCTGCGTCGCGTTGTACGGGTCGACGCCGAGCGACTGGACGTCGTAGGTCTCGGCGTCGGCGATGATCTGCGCCTTGACGAAGTCGTAGTCGGTGACGTCGCCGGGCGTGAGAGTGAGGAACCCCTTGGGAACCCACAGGCTCGATGCCGCGTTCGCGGTGCGCTGGTCGAGCTTGTCGATCGACGCCTCGGGAGCCCAGACGTGCCACTGCACTCGGTAGCCCTCGCCGTCGTCGAACGGGAAGAGCCAACAGAGCGCCGTGAGGTCGGAGACGCTCGCGAGGTCGAGCCCGCCGAATGCCTCGGCACCTTCCATCTCGTCCGGATCGAACGGCCGGCCGGCGTTCCGATCCCAGTCGCGCAGGAGAATAAACCTCGTCTTTTGGCGGGTGCGGATGCCGAGGTGGAGCCGCTGGAAGGTCGCCAGCTCTGCCGGCGACTGGCGCGCTTTGTCCGACTCCGAGCGCATGTAGCGCGACGTCGGCGAGATCGGATAGCCGGGGTTCGCCTTGGCCCACGTCGCGGGGTCGTGCGGGTCGTCCTTCTCGTCCGCCGCCCACACGACGCCGTAGGTCGAGTGGTCGGTGAATACGCGCTTGGCGAGCTTCTCGATCCGGTCGCGCCGGCGCGCATAGATCGTGTTCGGCTTGCCCTCGTCGGCGGTCGTGATCGTGACCACGAGGGGCTGCGATCGGGAGCCCGTGCCGGTCTCGATCGTCTCGACGAGTTCGGGCGTCTTGTGGATGTGCAGCTCGTCGATGATCGCGCCGTGGATGTTCGCGCCGTGCTGCGCGTCACCGACGCTCGAGACCACGGCGAAGTAGGAGTTGGTGCGCGTGTGGATGATGCGCGAGCCGAGCGTCTTGACCTTGCCCTTGAGCGCCGGCGCGGTCTCGGCGAGCTTCTTGACGGGCTGGAACACGAACGAGGCTTGATCCTTGGTCGTCGCCGCAGCGATCACCTCAGCACCTTCCTCGCCGTCGGAGCACGTCAGGTAGATCGCGAACCCGCCGGCCAGCGTCGACTTGCCGTTCTTGCGGGGGACGTCCACGTAGAGCGTCGTGATGATGCGGACGAGGTAGCCGTCATCGTCCTCGTGGACCCACCCGAACACGGGCGCGATGATGTAGGCGATCTGCCAGGGATCGGGGTCGAGCGGCTGCCCGCCGAGCCGGCCCTTGGTGTGGCGCAGCTCATGGAACACGCGGAGCACCTTGTCGACGCGCTCGGCGTCGAACATCGCGCCGGCCATCTTGCGGGGCTCGGGCGTCTTGATGGCCGGCGGGGCGGTCGGCAGAGCGATCCCGCGGGAGACGAGGAACCACGCGACCTCAGGCGAGAGCTTGAGCCGGCGGGATGTGGCGGCGGAGGGTAGCTCGGCGTTGGGGTCGGGTGGGGTGCTAGAAGAGGTCACCCGTGTCGGCCGGGTTGGCGTCGGCGGCGAGCTTGTTCTCGGCCGCGGGGGTTAGCCCGAACTCTGCGCACCACCCGCGGAACTCGCGAGCGGCCTCGGCCTCGACGCGGACGATCGGGGCGACGCCGATTCCCTGCGACGTCGCGGCGAGGAGCCCGTCGCCGTCGATGCCTGCGCTGAATCGGACGCGGTACATCTTGGCCGCGCGCCATCTCGAGTAGCTCTCGCACGCCGCCTCGAGCGCGAACGCGTCGAGGGGCTTGAGGACGTTGAGACCGCCGATCTCGTTGACGATCGAGTCCCACATCCGGGACGCGTCGTCGGTCAGGCCGTCCGGCTTGTCGGGCACCGAGCGCGCGAATGCGACCGTGGGCGCGATCTCGCGACCGCCGCTGTCGCGACCGTTGCCTCGGCCCTTGACGAGCTTGAGCGCCGGCGGTGCCGGGGTCCGTCCAGCGTTCGCAGCCATGCCGGCATCCTCTCTAACGGGGTTCTTTCTAACGGAGTTATTTCCTGAGCCGATCTCATCCAAGGGGGGTCCCCGTTCTGAGATCTTGCG